TGTTATCATCACCCAAACACTTCAATCCATGTGCAGACGCACCTAGGTAGATCCTTGTCGTTTCAACGAACAATGCTGAACAAATACTATCTATGTATTGTGTCCAAGGACTTCCTGAGGGCATAGCACCTAATAATTCAAGCAATTCACCATCTGGGCACATGACTGGAGTACGCACCGTATACTCTGCAGACATATCAAACACACGCATCCATCTTTTCTTGACAGATTCACTAACTGGAGAACCCTCCCATGTATCAAAGTCGATCTTATCTCTGGCCATCTCAAAAGCAGTGTTCATGATAATTGTTCGAAGGTTTCTGTCAAACTCAGTGACATCAACTTTCAATTCATAACCTTTTCCACTTTCCATTGATTCATCTCGTAATTTCACCAGTGTGCCTTTACCAACATAGAGTAATCCATCAATACTCTTTGCCTCTTCATACAATGGACCTGCAAACATCATGTCAACCGCAACCTGCTCAGCTGGGAATACATTAATAAGTCTTCTCTTCTGTGACTCATTTTTATGCAAATGTCCTCTTGTATTTAAAAGTGTAGGTACGCATTCAATAGGTTTCCCCATTTTTGCACCAATGATACGATCATGCGCCTTCTTCTTGATCTCATCTAAAACGTCGCCTTTACGCTTTCCACGGAAAGAGAAACCAGCAGATGTCTTCGGATCCATGTGCTCAACTGCTTCATCCAAGCTCCAAGGTTGAACCTTGCCTTTGCCTAACTTAGCACGAATACTAATTTTAGCACGCTCGAATGCCCACAATACGTCTTTCGGCACTTCAACATCCCCAGACAGCTCCTTTGCGCTGATCTCCCTTACAATTCTCTTCAGTTCATACGAATTTGCTCCTTTCTTGTTGTACTCTTGTACTTCCTCATAGATTCCCATGTCAAATGATGGCAACGCTTCTGCGATATTTAAATCAATTGGGTGTTGCGGGACATATACATGGTAGATGTAGGGTACTACAGTTAATAAACTCTTAAAGAACGATCTCATATTCAAATAATGGCAATCAAAG